AATACAATTTCCAACAGCAGACGCATCAAACGCTATTATTAGAATAGCCTAACAAAAGGCTAACCAATGGCGAACATTACTGGTTGGGGTCGAGGCACATGGGGTCAAGGAGCGTGGAACGCTCCTCTACCCGTTGAAGTTACTGGCGTTGCTGGAACTACAGCACTTGGTAGTGAAACTGTACTTCCTTCAATTTCAGTTGCAGTAACTGGTGTTGCTGGGACTACTGCTGTTGGCAGTGAATCTGTAGCGGCTAGCTCTAATACTGCTATTGATTTTAGAGATAGCCTCATGGCTACATCTTTCAGTCAAGAATTTGGATTGACTGTAGATGGCTTTGTCAACGATGGACAAACAATAAGTAATGGCTCAGACCTTGAAGACATCACAAACACTGAAAGAACACAAGATATTGTTCTTGCGGCAGAAATGGATCTGCCCTCTTCTTTTTCAAAAGCCTCTTGTATTTGGGAGTGTGGTGGAACTGGAGTTGGAGCGTGGATTGGTATATCAGAACAAAGTGGTGCTTACTTTTTAAGATTTAGAGCGGGTGATGGAACAGTAGGTAATAATACTGCTAACAGTAACCTTGCTATTGCACAAGTAGCCATATCTTCTTTATCAAGATTTTTTAACGGAAATACTCATACACTCGTGTGGGCAGTAGATATAAGTGCTGGTAAAGTTCAAATATACATAGATGGAGAGCTTGTTGCAGAGGGGACAACATCTGATGGCAGTTCTTTAACTAGCTTTGCTGGTGGTGCAAATGGTGGTTTTGGTGTTGGTGTTGGTGATCCAGTGGCTGGAGGCACGAGTGACGATGGATCTACACAAGTTCAATCCGCAGCAGCTTTCACTGGAACAATTCGTAGTGATCTACGAATGTATAAAAATGAATTTATTGCCACGCAAACAAACTCCACTGTCACGGGTGGAGCTACTGTTGTAGAAACTGGATTAGCAGGTACTGGAGCAGTAGGAAATACAGTTGAAACTGGCACATCTGTAGTTGGTGCTACTGGAAATCAAGGCTCTGGACAAATTGGTGACGAGGTTACAAGACCTCAAGGTATATTTGGAGTTACTGGAGTACAAGCAACAACTGCATTAAACTCAGTTAGTGCCGCTCCACAAAGCATTATTAGTGTTACAGGTGTTGCTGGAACTGGTCAAGCAGGCACTATAACTGAAAGTGGAACAGCTTTAGTCGCACCAACTGGTGTTGAAGGGACTGGTCAACTTGGTAACGAAGTTGCTTTTTCAAACATAACTATAGTTGAAACTGGGTTTGCTGGAACTACTGGACTAGGAACTGTAAGTGCTTTACCTTCAATCACTATTGCAGAAACTGGATTTGTAGGCACTACTGGACTAGGAACTGTAACTGTTCTGCCTTCAATCACTATTGCAGAAACTGGATTTGTAGGCACTACATCATTAGGAACTGCAACAGCCTTACCTTCAATAGAATTTGCAGCCACTGGATTTGCAGCCACTGGTTCAGTTGGTGACGTATTAGCTGCTGGTGGAGCTAAAGTAGTTGAAGATGCTGTAACGGGTAGTGTTAATTTAGGTGATGAAGCCGTAAGAGGTGACGCTAATCTGTCTGTGACTGGCGTGTCTTCAACTGGAGGTGTAGGTAATACGGATACAGGCACTATTACTTTCACCATCACAGTAGCCTCGAAATCATCATATGATTCAGGTAGTTCTAACGCATATTATATAAATGGAGTTGAACGTCCAGTCTTGACATTGATTGAAGGTAAAACTTATAGATTTGATCAAAGTGATTCTTCAAATGGTGCAGGCGGAGGACACCCTTTCCGTTTCTCCACAACTCCAAATGGGTCACACGCAAGTGGTTCAGAATATACAACTGGAGTAACAACTAATGGAACACCTGGTAGTGCTGGAGCTTATACAGAAATTACTGTGGCTAGTGACGCTCCTACCTTATATTACTATTGTACCAATCATAGTAATATGGGAAACACTGCCTTTACTTCTGATTCCATCTTTAATGTAACAGGTGGTTCAACAGTTGTTCCAAGTGCTGCTACAAGCACAAGTGCATTAGGAACGATTACTGTTCTTCCGTCTATAGATGTAAACGTAACAACAGTTGTTGGAACAACGTCTTTGGGCAATGAATCTGTTTTAGCAATCAACAACATAAGTATAACTGGAGTTGAGGCAACTGGAGCATTAGGAACATTAAATTTATACGGACTTATTGAAAATAATGTTAGTGTGAGTTATACTGAGGTAACTCCGTCACAGAACGCTAATTATGAGGCGGCTTAACAAAAGGAAAGTAATATGGCTAGTACATTTGTAAATAATTTAAGACTTGAGGAAATGGCGACTGGAGAACAGTCGGGTAACTGGGGTACAAAAACAAATACCAATCTGGAATTGATAGGTGAAGGATTAGGTTTTGGAACAATCAATATAGCTTCTGATGCAAATGCAACAGAAACAGTTGCAGATGGATCAACAGACAGTGCTAGAGCAATGTTTATTAAAGTCACTTCAACTTCATTAAGTGCAGAAAGAACTTTGACTTTAGCTCCAAACACAATGAAAAGAGTTCACATTATTGAAAATGCAACAAGTGGCTCTCAGAACATAGTTATTAAACAAGGTTCTGGTGCAACTATTACTATAGGTAATGGTGACACAAAAGTTGTTTATTTAGATGGAGCTGGTTCTGGAGCAGCAGTAGTCGATGCTCTTGTAGACTTAGACTTATCTGGTGGATCTGTAAATGTTAGCACAGTTAAAACTAATTCTGGTGATATGACTTTTGATTCTGCTGGAGATATTATTCTTGATGCAGATGGTGCAGATGTTGTGTTTAAAGATGGTGGAACTACAATCGCAAAGTTCATAAATTCTTCAAGTGATTTTGTTATAGCTACGGATGTTGATGACAAAGACTTTATAATAAAAGGACAAGATTCAACAAGTGAGATAACTGCATTGACTATTGATATGTCTGCTGCTGGAGCTGCTACATTTAACAATGATGTAACTGCTTTCTCTGATGAAAGACTGAAAGAAGATATACAACCAATTACTAGTGGTCTTGAAAAAGTTATGCAACTACAAGGTGTAACTTATAAAAGAAATGATGTCACAGATGCAAAAACTCAAATAGGTGTGATTGCACAACAAGTTGAGCCTATCTTACCAGAAGTTGTTTTAACTGCCGATGATGAAATGCAAACTAAGTCAGTTGATTACGCTAAGATGACTGCTGTGTTGATAGAGGCAGTCAAGGAACTGAAACAAGAAGTTACACAATTAAAACAACAGATAAATAACGGAGGCTAATTAGTGGCAATACCAAGCTCTGGACAATCTTTATCTTTTTCTGCCCTTAGAACTGAATTTGTTGGAGGTTCTAGTGCTATTAGTTTAGGCGATCTTTATAGGGGTGGTACGAACATCAAGAAAAAAGCTGGCGATAATCAAGCTACTAATCTCGCTGCAAGTGTTGCAACTTCTGGTGCAATAGACATAAGTGATTATTACGATCAAGGTAAAGGTTTTACTTTTACTTATTCAACGGCAGGATTAAGTGGTGCATCTGGTACAGACCAAGATGTGTCTACTTTGTTTGGTGATGATTATGATTTAGATTATCCAAAAAATGTTGTCATTCCATCAGCTATAACATTAGGAACAAACAATACGTCAGAATTTGCCTTAGAAGTAGATTCTGGAGGAGCTGGTACAATAACTATTACCAACAATGGAACTATTGTTGGAGCTGGTGGTGCGGGAGGTTCGGCTGGAGCAGCAGGATCTAGTGGAGCTGGTGGCGATGGAGGAAATGGTGCTGCTGGTGGCGATGCTATAAAAGTAGAAACTGATTGCACTATTATTAATAACGGAAATATTTTTGCTGGTGGTGGCGGTGGAGCTGGAAGTGGTGGCGGTGGTCTTGGTGGCAACCTTCAACAACAACAACAAACAACAGCACAACAAGGACCTAGTTATATACATACTCCAAGTAATGTTACGAGATGGACTTATATCCCACAAACTGGTAGTATTTATTTAGGTTTTGGACCCCTAGGTGGTTCAGTGCATGGTTCGGCTCCACCTGGTGGAAATAATGTCACTGGTAATGCTGGAACACCCGCTCCTAGTACTCAAACTTCATATACTAAAGGTAGTTACACTTATACTCGTGGAAGTGCTTATAGCACTGACTATTCAAACCCTTCCTTTACTTATTTGCATTATTATATTAGTGTAAGTTTTCCTCAACAATCACAAGCACAAACTGCTGGACACGCTGGTGGTGCTGGTGCGGCTGGTGGTTTAGGCAGAGGATTTAATAATTTGCCAGGAGGTGATTCTGGAGCTTCTGGAGCCTCTGGATCAACTGGTGATGCGGGTAATGGTGGCAACGGAGGTAATGGCGGAGATGGTGGTGGCTATGGTCAAGCTGGAGCCGCAGGTCAAGCTGGTCAAGCTGGAACAAATTCAACCACTGATGGATCAGCGGGTGGAAGTGCAGGAAGCGTAGGAGCCAGTGGGTTAGCCGTAGAGAAAGATGGTCCAATATCATTAACTTTTACGAATAACGGGACTGTAACTGGAACTGTGCAATCATAAGGAGTAAAGATGGCAAACACATACACATGGACAATAACAAAATTATACACTAAAAATATTACGGATAGTGGCACAACTTATAATGATGTTATCAAAAGAGTAGAGGGTACATTAGTGACAACAAGTGGATCCGATTCAAATATTAAGATGACACATGGTTACGACATTGATTTGAGTAACCCTTCCGACTGGTCAAGTTTTACTGCATATGCTTCTTTGTCACAATCGACTGTACAAGCATGGGTTGAAGCAAGATTAACTTCTGATACGATTACTCAAATTAAAAAACACCAAGATGACGGCATTGCTTTTGAAGAGCAAGTAAGTGGAACTTCTGCTAAAGGTTCAGGATCTGGTGACGATTTTGTTGCAAGTTTTCCTTGGAGTTAATGAGATAATATGCTACAACTCTTATAAAGGTAGCATATGAAAAATTCTGTATTTGTTCTTCCAGAACATCTTCTGTATTATTTAAGACTACATGGTAGAATATTAAATCAAAGAAATGTTTCTAGTTCTGGAGATCCTAATATTGCGACATACGGAGATCCTATCTTTGAAACTTTATTGCTCCATTTACAACCAACTTTAGAAGAATTATCTAAACAAAAATTAATTCCAACTTACTCTTATTTTAGAACTTATAAAAAAGGTAGGGATTTAGAAAATCATATAGATAGAGAGTCTTGTGAGTACAGTACTACAATTTTATTAGATTGTTCTGAGCCAAACACTCCTTGGGAAATTTTTGTGGACAACAAACCATTTGCATTAAAATTAGGTCAAGGTGTAATTTATAAAGGTATTGAACAGCCTCATTACAGAAATGCTTGTCCTATGGAATATAGTTCTCATGTATTTTTGCATTATGTAAATGCAAATGGACCTTATAAAGAATACGCCTTTGATAAAAGAAAAGGTTTATATGCTCCACCTGTCTAGCATATAAAAAATAAAGGAAAATTATGAGAAGAAATATAGTTATAGCAAAAAAAGCAATCTCGGCTGATTTGTGCAACACAATTATTGAAAGAACCAAAAAAGATTTTCAAATTGCAGGAGTTGGTCAAGGAAATGTAGCTCCAGAAACTAGAAAAAGTCAAGTTAGTTGGTTAATGGGATCAGTCAAGCACTATGATATATATCAACCAATAGTAAATTTAATTCAAAAAATTAACAATGAGGTGTATAATTTTGATTTGTTTGATCCAGAACCCTTTCAAATAACACAATATGATGAGAAGAACCAAGGTTTTTATAAGCCTCATATGGATGGAACTTACGATCATGTGCCACATAATCAACCAGTTAGAAAACTTTCTTTATCAATTCAACTGACACCACCAAATTATTATGAAGGAGGTACTTTTGAATTTCCAGATGATAAAGAAAAATTTGTAGTTGAGGATTCTATGGATCAAGGAACTGCTATTTTCTTTCCTTCTTATATGTCTCATGGTGTTCAGCCAGTAACAAAGGGTACTAGATATAGTTTAGTTTGTTGGGTGCTTGGACCTAATTTTAAATAGGAGACACATAAATGTATTACATTGTTTATGATAATTTTTTACCACAAAATGAATATGGTATTTTAAAAGAATATTTACTAACTCGTTTTCCGTGGAGATTTAGCAGAAGAATAAATAATGCAGATGAAAAAAATGATGATTGTTATTTTGCTACCACAATATTTCATTCTCATAATCCTGCACGAGAGCAATGGGATCGATCAGTGCAATTAGATCCTTTCTTTTTTATAACTTCAAAACTTCATGTAGAGGGATTTCAAAGAATTAAAGCTAATTTATATTTTCCAACGAAAACTAAAGAAGTTTATCATCACGCTAAACATAGAGATGGCGTATTTAAACATCAAGGAGCGTTGTTTTACCTTACAACTTGTGATGCACCGACAACGATGGCAGATGGCTATGAAGTTGAATCAGTAGAAAATAGATTATTACTTTTTGATCCAACTACACCACATTCAAGTTCCTCTCCTACAAATGCCTCTCACAGAATTACAATAAATTTTAATTACTTTGGTGCAGGAGTTAGAATGAATTGGCGACATGATATGCCAAATCCAAACCCCGTTGTAGCCAAGAACATGGAACTTTTAGAAAAAAGTCATTTTTTAGATATTGCTAATCAGGCAATGACTGAATGGGGTATTTGATTACTCATTCTTGCCAATTATGAAACATAATGATAATATAGGCTATGCCTATAACTTCTTTAAAATTTAGACCAGGTATTAACAAGGAAACAACGTCTTACTCCAACAAAGGTGGTTGGAACGATTGTGATTTAATTCGTTTTCGTTTTGGGTTTCCAGAAAAACTTGGTGGTTGGGAAAAATATGCAGTTAGTACATTTTTAGGAACTGCAAGAACACTACACGCTTGGGCAAACTTAGAGGGAAACAAGTATTTAGGTTTAGGTACAGAAAAAAAGTTTTATATTGAAGAGTCACAAGGTTACAATGACATCACACCATTGAGAAGAAAAGTTGTTAGTGGTGAAGTGGTTTTTGATATCAATGGTAATGCCATTGCTTTTGCCTTGACTGGCGTAGCAGGAACCACGGGTCTTGGTGCTCCAGAAACTGATGGTTCTGGTGATCCTACATTTATATCTGCTTCTGGAGGCTCTGGTGTGAACGCACAATCAAACGATACATTAGCTCCTGCCTTCCCAACTGGTGTCAGTGCAACTGGTTCAGTTGGTACTGTAACATTTAACTTAGAGAATCCTGCAATGGTAGCATCAGTAGGAGATGTTGAAGTTCCTACAACCAATGGGAATGTAACTGTAACCGATTTTAGGAATGAAGGTTAATGGCAATAACTTTTATAACAGCAACTGATAGCACAACAGTAACTGTAAATGACACCGCACATGGTGCTATCGTTGGTGATTTTGTTACATTTGCAAACGCTGATACGGGTAATACAACTTTAAACGCACAACTTAATAAAGAGTTTGAAATACAAACTGTTCCTACAAGAAACACTTATACAATAACTTTAGCTTCTAACGCAGCCGCTGCATTGTCTAGTGCTGGTTCAGCGAATGCAGAATATCAATTAAATGTAGGTATTAATACAGTTGTACCAGGTAGTGGTTGGGGTGCGGGACCTTGGAATGGTGAACTAAATACAACGACTTTATTTACAACTTTAGCGGAAGAAGTAGAGAAAGATGAAACAGCAATAGATGTTGCGTCCGCTACTGGAATTACAACAAATGATGTTATTCAAGTAAGAGGAGAACTTATGCTTGTGACTAATGTAAGTTCTAATACTTTGACTGTCACAAGAGGTCACGGAGTCACAACTCAAGTCAATGACGAGGCAGGTGTTGGAACTCCTGCAACTATTGCACCTAATACAGTGCGTCTAGCTTTAGGTAATGCAACAGTAAGTGATGATTATGTTACTTTAATAAATGGCACTGATTTAGCTTCAGACACTTCAGCCACGACAGTAACTGTAGATTCAACTGCATCATTTGAATCAAGTGGATTTTTGAAAATTGAAGATGAAATAATACAATACACAGGTAAGACAAGTACAACTTTTACTGGTTTAATAAGAGGCAGTGCAGAAACGACAGCAGCAACTCATGCAGACAATGTTGCAGTTTTTGAAGCTAGTTCTGGTATTGGAATAGAAGCAACTGAAACGGCAGGCACTGGGGGTACTTTACGACTGTGGTCACAAGATAATTTTGGTGAAGATCTCATCTTTAATGAAAGAGATGGCTTTGTTTTTTATTGGGACAAAACATTAGGTACAACCTCACGAGCAAAAAATTTAATAGAGCTTTCTGATGCAGCACCTACTAAATCAAGAAAAGTTATTGTGTCTGAAAGAGATCGTCATGTTATATGTTTTGGTGCAAATCCAATAGGTCAGTCAGAACAAGATAGATTATTAATTAGGTTCAGTTCACAAGAAAATCCATTTCTCTGGACACCAACTGCAACCAATACGGCAGGTGATTTAAGAGTTGGTTCTGGTTCTGAAATTATTACGGCAGTTAAAACAAGACGAGAAATGATTGTATTGACTGACACTTCTGTGTTTTCAATGCAATTTATCGGTCCACCTTTTACTTTTGGTATTAATCAACTTGCTAGTAACATTACTGTTCGTGGGTTTAATAGTGCTGTTGCCGTAGGTGACGCTGTTTTTTGGATGGGATATGATCGTTTTTATATTTATGATGGTCGTGTTCAAGTTATCCCTTGTTCTGTTAGAGATCATGTTTTTCAAGATTTTAATGAAACACAAACTGATAAAATATATGCAGGTGTAAACTCAGCTTTTGGAGAAGTGTTTTGGTTTTACCCATCACAAACAAATTCTTTAGAAAATAATGGCACTGGCGAAAATGACAAATATGTGGTTTATAATTACGACCAAAAAATTTGGTATGTTGGTAGTCTTGCACGGAGTTCTTGGATAGACAGAGGTGTATATCAATACCCAATGGCAACAGACTCTAATCTTGTCTACAACCATGAAAAAGGTAATGACAATGATGGCACTGCGTTTACATCATTTATTGAATCAAGTCCAATAGATGTACAAGATGGGGATCAGTTTGTATTTTTGCGAAGAATGTTACCTGATGTAAGTTTTGACAATAGTGATTCTGACATAAGCACAAGTGACAAACAGGCAATATTCTCACTTAAAGCTCAAAGAAGTCCAGGCGGTGGTTTTATTAAGACATCAACGAATACTGTTACACCAACCACGGAGATTAATCATTTAAGGTTGCGTGGGAGATCATTTGGTCTTAGAGTAGAAAGCACATCACAAAAAGTTAATTGGAGACTTGGAACACCAAGAGTAGATTTAAGAGCGGATGGAGATAGATGAGTAGACAACTTGTACCACCAACCTTTTCATTGCCACCTAGCGAATATGATGTTCAGTATTTTAATGAAATGGTAAGAAGTTTAAGTCAATTAGTAACACAATTGCAAAATCCTGGTGAACTTCGAGGCACTAAGATTACTTTGACGGACTTGCCAACAAGTGATACAGATTTAGAAGTAGGTGCTTTGTTCAATGATAACGGCACAATTAAGGTAAAGACATAGACGAATAATGAAAAGTAAGGTAATATAAAGCCATGAGCCTTGGAAAATTACTAAAAGATATAATTTTGCCTGTAGCCATTGGAACAAGTGGGGGTGGTATACTAAGTGGTTTAGGTGTAACAAACCCATTTCTACAAAGAGCAATACTTGGTGGTGCTTCTACAAAACTTTTAGGTGGCAAAAGTAAAGATGCAGTTAGAAATGCGTTATTGTCTGGTATTGGTGGTGCTTTTTTTGATAATGCGGGTTCTCAACAACAAGTTACTCAAGAAGGTAGGGCACTTAAACCGGGAGAATTTACTAAAGCAGAGATAGAAAGAAATCAGTTGGTTCCTACTGACACCACGACTGGTAATACAAAACCACCTATTGAGCAAACAAAAGATGCTGTGCAAGGCATTAAAAACAGAACATTTACAGGAGAGTTGTTGAAATCCGCTGGAATTGGTGACGACAATTTATTATCAAGGCTTCTTAACACAAGAATGGGCGAGGGGTTAACAGCTGGATTAATAGCACAACTATTAGCTGGAGATGATGACGATGAGGAACAAAGAGAGTTTCAACAAAGGCCATTTGGGTTTGGTGGTCCTGGAGGGCAATTAGGTGGCATAACATATGCTGCAGATGGTGGTCCTATGAGTTTTCCAAGAAGAACAGGTGGAATTGACCCATCTGAGGGTTCTGGCACAAAAGATGATGTTCCAGCTATGTTAATGGCTGGAGAGTTTGTTTTGACAAAAGATGCAGTAAAAGGTCTTGGTGACGGAAATCAGAGAAAAGGTATACAAAGAGCTTATAACATGATGGATAATTTAGAGGCAAGAGCATAATGGCAGTACAAACTTATGAGAATATTCAAAGATTACCTCCTTTTTTAGAAGGTTTACAAAAAAGATTATTACAGTCTGCTTTTGGCACTTTTGATGGTGAGGCACAGACTACCGCTGGATTATTAGATAGTCCTCTTGGTCTGCCAGGAATACAAATTGCTGGAGCAGATCCACTTACAACTAGAGCGGCTGAATTAGGCGAACAAATGGTTGGTCAATATCAACCTTTTCTTCAAGGTGCAGCTAATCAATCACTTGCAGCACAACAAGCGTTGACAAGTGGTTTAGGGTTCTTGCAACCTGAATCAATAAAGAAATTTCAAGACCCATTTCAAGAGCAAGTTATTGATGTTGCAATGCGTCAACTTAATAGACAAGCTGATATGCGTAGAGCTGGAGCGGCCCAACAAGCCATTAGGTCTGGTGCTTTTGGTGGATCAAGAGAGGGTGTGCAAAGAGCAGAAACGGAAAGAGGGTTACAAGATGTTAAGGGCGATACTCTATCAAAACTTTTATCACAAGGGTTTGGACAAGCTTTAAAAGCCTCACAAGAAGCTGGAAGACTATCTGGTGGTCTTGGACAAGCATTTGGCACTTTAGCTGGTACAACAAGCGATATTGGGCGTTTACAACAAGCTTTAGGTCAAGCAGACATATCTCAATTATCACAATTAGGTGCGTTAAGACAAAGACAACAACAAGCACAATTAGATGCACAAAGAGCAAACTTGTTACAACAAGCACAAGAGCCTTTTACAAGACTTCAGTTAGGTCAAAACTTACTACAAGGTATGCCTAGTTCAAGTATCCCATCAACATTTACACAAGCCACACAACCAGCTGCAAATCCATTTTTGCAAGGCATAGGTGCATATACAACACTATCACAGATAGCACCTTTTAGTGGTGGACCTACGGCACAAAGAGGGTAAACATGGCTCCTAAAAATCAAGGTATTTTATCTTTTGACCCCGTTGAAGCACAAAGAAGAGCGGTAAATTTATTAACAACTCCAAGAACAAAAGGTTTGGGGCAACTTTATTCTCAAAAAAGAAGACCGACAACAGACAAAGAATTTTTTGATGATAGAGGAATTTTTACAGGTGGTACAATAGCTGATAGTATTTTAAGAACAATGACATCGCCTGTTAAAGGTATATTTGATTTTTTTAAACCTCAAGGTGGAGTTTTAAGTTCTGCAGGCAAATCACTAGATCAAGTTTTAGATCAAGAAAGCGAACTTGGTAGATTGCGAAGAGCAGAGGAAGTGGCTAGAAGAACTGGTGGACTTGAAATAGGGTTGCCAGCTGATGCAGGCAAAGTAGATGCTGGAACTATTTTTACAATGGATCCAAAAGATAGAGCAAATGTTTTAGATAAAGCACAAGCTGGAGCAAAGGATCTTATAGGTGGTGTAATAAGAAAGAGCAAGCCAAACTTTGGTGCTTTTGATCCCGGCATGACAACCACAACACAAGCAGATATTGATGCCGTAGAGAAACAAGCAAAAGAATTTCAAGGCGTTCCTTTTGAAGAAGAAGGAGCAGGTGGTGTTGATGCAGATACTGATTTTCCAACTGTAGATACTGGAGAGGGAGAAGTAGAAGGTGCAGATACCGCGGCAAAAAAAGCAACTGTTAAGGCTTTAGATGGTTTTTTAGCAGAGGCAAGACCTGGTGTAAGTCCAAAAACTTTTGATGAATATATAAATGAATTTGGTGAGGCAACTGGTTTAGATATATCTGGTGAAGCAGACACTAAACAAGCTTTAATGTCTTTTGGATTGGCCTTAATGCAGAATAGAGCTGGTAAAGGTTTTGATATTAGCAAGATACTTACGTCTGTGGGTGAAGCAGGTGAAGCCGCAATGCCAGACTTTAGGAAAGCAACAGCAGAAGCTAAAGCAATTAGAGCAAAAGCTGGTGCATATGCGTTAAGTAAAAAAGAATCTGACCAAAAGAAGGCAATGGATAGAAAGCAATACTT